GAAGGCGATAGAATTCAAATTACTACTCAAAGTGCAAGTACATTCAGTTTTATTGCCACATTTGAAGTATCAGGAGCGCAACGAACATGACCTACTTAGAACTTGTTAACGATGTGTTAGTTCGCTTGCGAGAAAGCACAGTTACTACTGTTGGCGAAACAACCTATTCTTCTTTGATTGGCAAGTTTGTCAATGATGCTAAACGTCAGATTGAAGATTCCTATAACTGGAATGTCTTAGGACAAACAATTACAGTTACTACTGCTTCTGGCACAAGTTCCTATGCTTTGACAGGTGTTGGTCAGAAGTTTCGTATTAACGATGCTATCAACACTACAAGTGTTATTACCCTAGATAACACCACTGTTGCGGACATGAACCGCAAGCTCAACTTTGGTACACCTTCACAGTCTATTCCTTCAGAGTTTTGCTTTAGTGGTGTAGATGGCAGTGGCGACACAAAGATTGACTTGTTTCCTGTCCCCAATGGTGTCTATACACTTAAATTTGATTTGACCATTCCACAAGCTAATCTATCTGCTGATGGCACTTCAGTCAAAGTTTTGGACTACTTGGTGACTCAAAGTGCCTATGCAAGGGCTTTGATTGAGCGTGGTGAAGATGGTGGAACAAACTCTAATGAGGCTTATGCTTTGTTTAGAGGAATGCTGTCTGACGCTATTGCGATGGAAAGCACTCGTTATCCTGAAGACAACTTTGTGGCGGTCTAATGGCATCAGCACTCCAAAGTTACAGTCTCTCAGCACCAGGCTTTTATGGCTTGAATACTGAAGATTCGCCTCTTGATTTGGGGTCTGGCTTTGCCTTGGTTGCAACTAACTGCATCTTGGATCAGTATGGTCGTATTGGTGCTAGAAAAGGTTGGTCAAGGGTTAACTCTTCATCTGGTGCTTTGGGTGCTAACGATGTTGGCGTGATCCATGAGTTAGTCCAAAACGATGGGACTTTGACAATTCTATTTGCTGGCAACAACAAGATATTTAAACTTGGTACTGCCAATGCGGTGACTGAGTTGACCTATGGTGGTGGCGGTTCTGCTCCTACTATTTCAGCAAGTAATTGGCAATGTGCATCTTTGAATGGCATTGCATACTTCTTCCAAACTGGTCACGATCCACTCATTTATGATCCCGCAGTAAGTACAACTACTTATCGCAGAGTCTCTGAAAAGTCAGGTTATGTAGCTACAGTTCCCCAAGCAAACATCTGCATTTCAGCATTTGGTCGCTTATGGGTAGCTAATACATCTACAGACAAAGTAACTGTTACCTTTTCTGATCTGATTGCAGGTCATGTATGGGGGGGTGGTACTTCAGGCTCATTAGATGTCTCTCGTGTATGGCCTAATGGTGCTGATGAAGTCATGGGCTTGGCAGCTCACAATGATTTCTTGTTTATCTTTGGCAAGAAGCAGATTCTTGTTTACTCTGGTGCTTCTACTCCCGCATCTCTTGTTCTGAGCGACACAGTAGGCTCTATTGGATGTATTGCTAGGGATACCATACAAAGTATTGGTACTGATGTTGTTTTCTTGTCAGACTCAGGTGTTCGTTCACTAATGAGGACAATTCAAGAGAAGTCTGCTCCATTGCGAGACCTTTCTAAGAATGTTCGTTTTGATTTGGAATCTTCCTTGGCGGGAGAAACACTAGCAAACATTAAATCTGTTTATTCAGAAAAGAACGCTTTTTATCTGCTTGTTCTGCCCGCTACTTTGCAAGTCTACTGTTTTGATACAAAGCAGAGTCTTCAAGATGGCGCTTCCCGTGTAACCAAGTGGGACAATATTTCACCAACATCACTAAGATCGTTGCGAAATGGTGATTTATACATTGGCAAGAATGGCTATATTGGTAAGTATGGTGGGTATCTTGATGACGCTACTACTTACCAATTTTCGTACTACACAAACAATGCTGACTTAGGAAACCCTAATCAGATTTCTATTCTGAAGTCTATTACTGCCGTGGTGATTGGTGGCTCTAACCAGTTCCTCACAATCAAGTGGGCTTTTGATTACTCAGGTGCTTATCAGTCAGAGAACGTCTTTATTCCACCCCAAGGCTACTTTGAGTATGGGGTTGGAGAGTACGCAGTTGCAGACTACTCAAGTGGTATACCAATTAAAGCATTAACAAGTAATGCGTCTAGTGCGGGTAAAATCGTACAAACTGGTTACGAAGCCACTATCAATGGCACTCAGTTGTCAATTCAGAAAATTGAACTTCAAGCCAAAGAAGGCAAGATAGGATAAACCATGTCTAATTATTCAAAATCCACGAACTTTGCGTCTAAAGATAATCTTTCGCCTGGCAATCCTCTAAAGATTGTTAAAGGTACTGAGATTGATACAGAGTTCAATAACATTGCTACTGCTATAGCAACAAAGACAGATAACTCATCTGCCACAATTACTGGCGGTACGATAAATGGTGCGGTTATCGGTGGAACTACTGCCGCAGCAGGAACATTTACCAACCTTACTGTTAGCACAGCCGCAACGATTGCTTCTGCCGCCATTAGTGCAGGAACAATCAATGGTGTGGTAATTGGTGGTTCATCTCCACTTGCTATTACTGGCACAAACATCACTGCAAATACAGGCTTTAGTGGCCCGTTGACAGGTGCAGTGACAGGTAACGTAACAGGCAACTTAACGGGTGCAGTTACAGGCAATGTCACAGGTAACGTAACTGGCAACCTGACAGGCAATGTTACTGCGGCTTCTGGCACTTCTACATTCAACAATGTGACCATCTCTGGCGCATTGGACATGGATAGCAGTACATCGGCAACCATTACTGGTTTGGCAAGCCCTACAAACGATTCTGATGCGGCTACCAAGGGTTATGTGGATGCACTCGCCCAAGGTATTGATGCCAAAGCCTCTGTGGTTGCGGCTACTACTGCAAACATCACTTTGTCTGGCGCACAAACCATTGATGGCATCTCGATTGTTGCGGGTGATCGGGTCTTGGTTAAAGACCAGTCTACTGCCTCACAGAATGGTATTTACTTGTGTGCAACTGGTTCTTGGACTCGCACAACCGATGCTGACACTTATGCTGAGTTGGTTGCGGCTTTTACCTTTGTTGAAAAAGGCACAACTAACGCTGACTCTGGCTTTATCTGCACAATAGATGCAGGTGGGACATTGGGAAGCACATCTATCACATGGGCGCAGTTCTCAGGTGCGGGTCAGATTACTGCGGGTGATGGTCTTACAAAGACAGGCAACACTCTCAATGTAGGCACGGCATCTTCAGGTCGTATTGTTGTCAATTCGGACAACATTGATTTGGCTACTTCTGGCATTTCAGCAGGAACATACCAATCTGTCACTTTTGATGCTTATGGTCGTGCTACGGCAGGAACGAATCCTACGACTATTGGTGGCTATAACATCACAAATGCTTATACCAAAACTGAAATAGATTCGATATTTGGTTCGACTACTGCTGCGGCTACTTCTGCTTCTAATGCGGCAACAAGTGCTTCAAACGCCTCGACAAGCGCATCTAACGCTTCTACAAGTGCAAGCAATGCGGCTACTAGCGAAACTAATGCGGCAGCCTCATACGATGCTTTTGATGACAGATACTTAGGTTCTAAGTCTACTGCCCCTACTGTTGACAACGATGGAAATGCTCTTTTGACGGGTGCTTTGTACTGGAACAACTCAGTAAACACTCTTTATGTGTGGACAGGATCGGCTTGGTCACAAGCGGCTTTCACCGCAGGTGGTTTCTTAGTTAACACTAACAACCTATCTGACGTATCCAATACTGCTACTGCTCGGACTAACTTAGGTCTTGCTATCGGTACTAACGTACAAGCATATAACGCTAATACGGCAGTTACCAATTCTGCACAGACCTTTACTGCTACTCAGACTTTCTCAGGTTCATCATCTGCTACTGCCATTGTGCTAAACGATGCAGCAGAGGTAGCTACAGTATCTGCAACAGCAGCTACAGGAACGATTAACTACGACATTACCACTCAATCTGTTGTTTACTACACAAGCAATGCGTCTG